TAACTCAAAATCATTATTATTTTTAGGAATGCCATCAAGATCTACATATTGACCAAAGTAGGCACCTGCAGCAACTGTGCTGGTGCCTTCATCATTATTTGGAGGAGCGGGTGAGTAAAGTTTTTCTTTCTTCTTGCGCTCCTCAATTGAGAACCCAAATAACTGAGTCATAGTATAAAGTCTAATCTTTCCCTATTATTTATCAAACCCCAGTATCGAGGCTTGCCTTAGAGACTTCATAGTAGTTATACTGGAATTCTACGGTGAATTCTTCAATCTGATCATTCGACTCATAAGAGAGATCGATTGCAGATAGTGAAGAAGGCCATGCATCGTAGAACTTATATGCACGGATAACTTCCATACCATCGCGACCCTGAGCAGTCATTGACTGTGGGGTCTTGTTTGGTTTCTGTTGATCTCTACCTAGTTGGAAGACCTCAAGGTCTACACAGTAACCAGGATTGTCATCACCAAAACCAAGTTGCGATACGTTTTCAGTTAGTGCATTGATACCTCTTGACCAGGTTTCAAACGCTTTACGGATACCGAACTGACCGTCATTGACAACAGTTACGGACCATGGTTCAAAGGTTCTGTCTCCAGCAACCTTGAGCATTCTACCTCTGAAAGGAACATCGATTGTTCCGATCGTTGATGCGGGTAGTTGAGCAGTCTTCACAAGGAATTCTGCTCTTTCTGTAATAACGTTTGATGAATCTACTGATTCAATATCAGCGATTGTATTGAGCGTTGTTGGGAAGTTGAGGCGGACCAAGAACAGATTAGGCCTTGCGCCACCATTGATGAGTTTAGTCTTAAACTCTGAAATACCTCTTGCCATTTTTCTTTATCTCCTAGTGTAATTTAGCGAAAGGGAACGAATTAGTTTGTAAGTTCGTTGAACGAAACACCAGTTCTAGTGGCGACAAACGTGATAGTAATATAGTTAATTGTACGAGCTGGTTTGATGAAGATTTCAGCAACTAACTCATTTCTGTCAATAACATCTGCAGTGTTGTTTGTTGTGTCACAAACAACTAGGAAATCATAGATACCTCTTCTACCTTGAACACCTCTTAGATAAGGTTCGATAGCAGATCTGAATCCAGATCTTGTGAGTTCATCATTAATTTCAAATAGTTGATATTTGGAGAAGTTCGCAATGTTCTTCTCAAGTTCAATGAATAGGCGACGAACGTTAATTCTGTCGAATGCGGAAGGAGATGCAAGAGCGGTTTTATCACCGAACAATACGATACCCTGACCTGGGAATGCAACGATTGGGTTGATTCTGTCGGTGTAGAGTCTATCTCTTTCAGCCTGTTTTGGACTGTATGCAAGTTTGGTTGCGTTACGGACTTGTCCTCTGTTGTATCCAGCAGGTGAGAACCAAGTTTCTGCGTTGTTGGTTGTGGAAACACAAAGACCAGCAACGTCAGCAGCACATGGTACATAACGATAAACATCATTGTACTTATCGTAGATGTACTTGTAACCAGAATCAAACATCGCATAAGAAGAACTTGGTAGAGTTCTAAAGAATGCGATTACATTGTCAGTCTTAACTGACGATGAACTGGAGTTAACAACATCAGATCTTTCTGGTGAAGCAACTACAACACAATCTCTTCTCTTTTCAGCAATTGCAATTAGTCTTGCAATCATTGTTGTACTCATGTGACCTGGGACTAGGAAGTCGATGTCACCGAATAGTTCAGGATCTTCGATTAGATCATAACCAGAAACTAGACCTGATTTAACAGCTGCAGCACCATTACCTGCATAGGTATAGTCTGCACCAGCAGCGAGAGTCAATGAACCAACTGAACCAGTTGAGGTAAAGTTGAATAGTTTGAATGTACTTCCTTGTGCAGTACCAATATTGACGTTAGTACCAGCAGTAGTACCTGCAAGTGTCAACTGATTAGCACCAGCATCTCCGATTGGATTTGTATCACCAGGATAGATGTACTCTGATTGATCTGCAACTACTGTTTTGTAGTAAGTAGCGGATCCTTCTGCACTCTTAGCATCAGATGCCTTAGAAGCAAAAGCGAGTGTTTCTAGAACAGTACCAGGAACTCCAGAAACCGTACCGTTAACGTCTAGAACTGCGATATGCATTTCATCAAACTTACCACCCTGAGCAGCTGCTGAAGCAGAAGTTCCGGGTTGTGGTGCAAGAGAAGACCACTTTCTATTTGAAGCAAACTCTAGTTCACCGTAAACATCGTTACTTGCAATTGCGGATACAGTCTTGATGGTTGCATCACTTGCATCTTTAAGAACTTCGTTTCCAGTGAGTCTCTTTGTGCTATCCCATAGAGTAATTTCTAGTTGATTAGTACCAACTACCTTGTAGACGTTACCTTCACCACCAGTCCACTTAACGTATGTTCCAGCGGTAGGAAGTGCGGATCCAACACCATTTGCAACAACAGTGATGTCTGTAGCACCTAGGTAAGCACCAGCTCTTGGTAGAGTTAGTACATCGTCATCTGCGTATCCAGAACCACCACTTGTTAGTTGGATTGTAGCAGCACCATTTCCAGCGATTGTAACCGAGAACTTAGCACCAGTTCCACCACCACCAGTAGCGGTGATTGAGTATGTACCAGCGGTTCTTGATGCGGTTGCACCACCGTTTGTTGTGCCATCAAAATCGAGTACCTGTCCAGCACCTTCGCTGACGGTAACTCTTTGGTCAGCGCCGTGGTCAACAACTACTACCTTGACAGCGTTGTTAAATCCTCCAGCAGTTCTTGCTGCCCAAGTATAATCTTTGGTTACTGTTGACTCGAAGTCATCTTTGTTTTTAATTACGAGTGTTGATAAGGAAGTTGGGGATCCAGCTTGCTTAATGTTGGAATTTCTAAGACCAAGATCTGTAGCGCCAGTTGGTCTAATTACCGCAACGACAGCACCATACTGAATTAGGGTTGCAGCTGCAAACCATGATTCGTAGTTATTATTATTTGGATTACCAAATGTTTCTACGAGTTGTCTTTCACTCGAAACGTAAGTTACCTGATCGGTAGGACCACGCTCTGCGTCGATAGCAACAACACCAATGTTCTGATCAGCTACTTGAACGGTAGCTGTAAAATCCACTTCTTTAACAAGTACTCCAGGTGAAGCTAATGTCATTTTCTATACCTCTATGAGATTTTTTTCTCAAAACTATTTATTTATATCGACTTTTTAGTGGGGAACTAATGCATGAACACACTACCAGTCTGGGTAGTTCCAGTTTCCTATATCTACTTTTCTATTTCTGATTATTCTCTTCTTTGTACACTCCTTACATTCATATGAATATGATGATGGTATATCGCCTCTATCTTTTCGTATCAAATAAAACCCATCCATAAGGTCTTTCACCTCTCCACAGGTTCTACATTTTCTTTGTTGAAATAATAAATGTTCTAGAGAAATCTCCTCATCTAAATCCATCACTTATACTCCCACATGTACGTCATGTCTCCATACTCATCTGCTTTATTCCATGTATCACCTTGTTCATCCACAAAACTATCTTCATCAGTTCCATCTAGAATAAACCCAAACGGAGCCATATCTTCCTCAATAGATTCTCTTTGATCTTCAAAAATTCTTTTTCTAACATCATCTGATGTCAATTCTCTGAAATAATCTTGTACAGACAACCATGCAAATATAACAAGACACATAGCAAGGTCATCATTACACCCTTCTTCAGCTTCAAATGATTGTTTCTTTTGAATGAATGTTGTCATTTCAGCAATAATATCATAATCACTAATCAGTAATTTATCATCTTCAATTAATGCTTTGAGGTTTGAACATCCAGTCTTTTTGACAGTAGATGTCATTTTAATACCTAACTGTGACTTATGAGAGAATCCCTGACCTACAATCTGTCCGGCACGTCCTCTCATTGCACACATAAGGAGGTTGTCATACTCCAAATCGAACTGCATAATATCTGCAACTTGTCCACCAATATCATTTACTTCACATAAAACAAATGCATGATTATAACTCATTGCCACTGGGTGTATGATATTAGGAAATAACAATGGTTTAATATTATTGTTTTTGTATTTTGCAACTACCTTATATGGAATAGTTGTGATATCTACTACAACAAATGCTGAGTAGTCATTACTGACACCTCTAGACACGTCTACTGTCATTACATATTCATGATCTGGAATGGGTAACTCATATACATCTAAACCATTTTTCCTCTCTATTGGTTCTTCATAAACCATAGTCCTGAGTTTAGACGCAGCGATAAGAGTATCAACAGATCCTAAGAACTCGCATTCAAATTCCTGAGTAAACTGACGTTGTGATGTATTCTTAATCGTCTGCTCTTTCCAGTCGGCGTCTCTACCAGGTACTTGAGACCAATGTACTTCTGTAGTCGTATATTCGTTCTTACCCCTCTCAGCGTCATGCCAGAGTTTGTAGAACATGTTCATCCCGTTTGGGGTGGAGATGATAATAACTTTGGTAGACTTACCAGATGAAATAGTAGGATATACAGACGAGAAAAACTGTTCTGCAATATGATTTGGAACGAACGCAAATTCGTCCAAGAAAATAATATTGAATGACATACCTCGGACGGCAGAACTAGAGGTTGATGCTGCAAGGATCTTAGATCCATTCTCTAGTTCTACGTTACCTTTGTTCCATGCAAGAATACCATGTTGCATCCATCGTGGTAAATTCTCATATGCTAACTGAAGACGAGATAATAGTTCTCTAGATGTAGATGCTTTGTTAGCAAGAATACCAATATTTACATTGTCGTTAAATATGATATAATGAAGCAAGTAAGAAACAACAGTAGTAGACTTACCAGTTTGTCGGGGTAGTTTCGCAATGTTAAACCTATTTTCATGAAAACAACGTACCATGTCCTCTTGGAAATCGTACATATTGAAAGGCACTAGACCTTCGTCAAGTGAAACAATTTTGATATAATTTCTAGCAAAATATACAGGATCTCCTTTGCACTTGATAAACTCCTGAACTTGATCGGGAGTAAATTCAATTGCAGTGTTTGCTTTCTTTAGATTAGGATTACCAAGATATACGCTATCAGTCACATCAAATTATTCTAACTACAATTATTTAGAGGTCACCAAATTTATCTCGTAGTTCTTCCAGACTTCTCTTTTTCTCGGTAATCATACCGTCGATATATCCAGCACGATATTCCCAAGTCTGACCACCATCTTTCCCTTTCATAGGATTGATGCATGTATGATCACCTAGCTTGTTGCAAACAAGACCAGCAAGGTCAAGCTCACTAGAATCAGATGTATTGCCAGTGCCACGCCAGATATGTTGACCATTGATCCACGCCGCTCCACATTTTTCACACTCCTTTCTCTCCAGTTTAAGATCGGATAGTTGTTTTTCGTTTTCCATTAAAGTTCCTATGGTAAATGGTATTCATATTATACCCAACTATTTAACAAAGTCTGTATCGCTTAAGACTTAAATTAGATTATGCAGACACAACGTTATTATCTTTATCTCTCCTCTGATATGCTGCAGGAGTTCTGGTTGTATTGTCTGAATTTCTTGCCTGATATGTTCCAGGAGTTCTAGTTGTGTTATTAGATTTCCTTGCTTGATAATCTCCGTTAAAATCTTTCCACTGTCTTTGTGTCCACCCTTCGTTACCATCGAAATGTGTAACAGTTGTTGATGCGGGTTGAGTGGAGTCTGCAGTATTTGATGAGTCGTGTCTTACGTAAGAAGTATTAGCCATATCAGCAATTCCAAGCTCTTAGTGATTTGTTGATTCTGCTATCTGGATCAGATGCAGTTTTTTTAGATGTTAATTTTTTCTTCATCCCTTTCATTCTAGCGCAAAACGATGAGCGACGGGGATTTCCAACCTTCTTGCTTGGTGCTTTAAGGTCGCTTCCTGGATTTTCTCTCTCGTAAGACTTTCTTCCTTTTTCGTTGAGACCACCTGACTTGGATTTCCCTGCTTTCCTTGTCCAGGCTGCTGCTTCTTGTGTGAGTTCAAAACTTTCTTTGGCAGTCCTCGCCGCCTTTTTGAAAGCATCCTTTGCTGGGTAATCTGACTCTCCAGGACGTGCAGGACGCTCTCCTCGTTTCCGCTTTGCGTGGATATTTGCGTAGAGACCACGCTTAGCTTCAGCTAATTCTCTAAACTCTCTAAAATTTTTCATCATAAACGACGAGGGTTTACCCTATTATTTATCATTTCCCATCTGTTTAAGCATCTTTTGTAGTTCTGCTGTACTACCTACAAACATTGCATTATTAGTTACAGTTGTTGGACCTTTCTTCTCTTCATCTAGGTCTTTCATTTTCTTCTGTAAATCTACTAGTTTATCGGATATATCAGCGACGTTTTTAATGAGGTTGCCTGCGACCTCATACGCTCTAGGATGGTCCGAATTCTGTGCTACGTCTAAAATACCATTAATCGCTTCTTGACCCTTCTCTATGAGGTTATAGAGTTGTCCTCTAGTGTACTCATAGTCATTCTCTACATCCTTATCTGTTTTTGCTTTTTTAATGTCAACAACAGTTTCCTCTGCTTTTTCGATTGCAGATTCGATATTAAATGTTTTATCTAAATTTTCAAATGTATCAGACATATCAATAATCAGTCCAGCTTTCATTAAATCCGAAGTTATCATCTGGTTCGACAAACGCATCATCAAGTGTATTGATGACAGAGAAGGCTTGCGTACCCGAACCAGCAGAGGTAATATCTAGTGCATAACCACGGGTAGCATTATATTTTGTACCAGAAACTCTGAAGTTATCATTATCTATTTTGATAATATAATACTCTTTCCCATCCACTAATCCACCTGGTGCAGATCCACCAGTTCCAACTCTTAATGTAACAAAATCATTAGTTACATATCCATGATTTGCTAATGTAAATGTATTACTATTAATATTGACAGAGGTAATTGCAGTTCCATCACTATTATAATCTTCAGTTGCTTTTGGTGTAGCACTGTATCTTACATATCTAGCACCCTTATCAATTGCTGCACCAATATCAACATTAACGGTTCTGATGACATCTGTTGTAGCAACAGGACCGTATAGATAAGTTTTAGCAGTAAATGTAAGTGTGTGAATTAGTGATCTCCTCGTTCTAAAATCACCCTCATAATCATCTTGCATACTTACATTATTTAAAATAATAGGTACGTCTTTAGTTTCTTTTGTCAACTCTACCAGTTTAATACTAATATTAAACATGGGTTGAAAATAAGGCAAAATCTGTTCTAAAATTTGAACAGAATCATTATTGTTTTTACTAATAATATTTAATTCAAAATCTAAATTGTATGGTACTGGCGAGTACTGTTTATATACTGCGTCTGTAGTATCAGTTTTAGGAGAAGTGCAAATTTGTATCGGACCTAATTTTCTAGATGGATCATATGTAATACCTTGCATCTCAAATGCAATTCTAGGTAAAGTAATCTGAGTTTCTGAACGACCATCTAGTTGTGGTTCAGCTTCAATTCTCGCTAAGAATTTTTCTCTTGGTCCATATGAGAGAGGAATCTTTTGAGTCTGGACAACATTACCAGCACTATCAGTTCTTCTCAGTTCAATATTATTGAACAGAGTTCCAAATCCTACAATTGTTTTACGTATAATTTCGTGATAAAAATGTGTTCCTAACATTAAAAGACTCCTTGATTACCATATTCTCCGAAAGGATTACCCTCGGTCCAGTCTATAATACTGTCTCCTTCAGTTTCAAAGAATAGATTCTCTGCTTCAGGTTCGTTCTCATTCTCAATCGAACTAAACGTATTTATCGTCCATTCAGCTCCACTAGTTAGTCCAACTAATGTGTCATTATCTGTAAAAGAACCGACAATATCGGTTACTTCTAATTCTTTATTTGTAGTATCAAATCTAACTACTTTAGCAGTTGCTTCATCTGGTGATGCTTGTATAGTTACAGTTGGTTCTGATGTATACCCAGAACCAGTTGCAGTAAGATTAACTCCAGATACTTGACCCACAGAATTTATAGTAGCAACTGCAGTAGCTCCAGTTCCTCCCCCACCACTGATAGTAACTGTTGGTGCGGAAGTATATTTAGCACCATTATCGTGTAATATTATTGACGAAATTTGATCAAAAGTTTTTACAGCTACTGCTTTCGCAGTATTTGACTGAGATTTAACTGTTTCACCAGTCTTGAAATTACCTTTAGCAGCAATTAAAGCAGTGACTGAAGCACCACTTCCGCTTCCGACTACACTAACAGGAGGTGCAGATGTATAACCAAGACCTGGTTCAATAACATTTACTGATGTCACTGCACCACTAGTAAGACTTACTGTAGCAGATGCTCCTGTTCCAGTTCCACCTATAGTAACTGTAGTTCCAGATCCATATCCAGTACCACCAGAGGTAACAACAAAGTCTTTGATACCGTCCGTAATTTTAAATGTTGTGGTGTAACCAGTGATTCTTGTGAGATTATCAATTTCAGGAACACCAGTCTCTAATCTCTCATTAGAGAATTCCATTAACTCAGCAACTAGACCATAGGTTTGAATTCCATCTAATTGTCTGAATGGTTTTTCGTGTTCTACAAATTTAATTTGGAATAATTGATCTGTAAGTGGTAAGTAAATTGCATCACCTTCATTAGGTCTGAAAGCTGACACTAGATTGTTTGAAGATGAAATCAAATCTTCCCATCTTCTCTTTGAAATTATAAACGTTGCTTCATCAGCAATTCTTACACCAAACTTTGTTAATAAAGCTCCATCTCCTTCAAATCCTTCGTAATTAGAGATGTACATCTCAATCATATAATTTTCATCAAATTTGGAAAGAACGTCTTCTGTAAATAGGTCATCCTTATTTACAATTTCTCTTGGTAGATAATAAACGTCATGACCATAAATCTTCAAAGATTCTATAATTAGATCTTCGTAAAGTCTTTGTTCTGATCTGGTTCCACCAGAGAAGTAAACATTTTTTGCCATATCATCCTACAAAATCAAGAGGTGGAAGTTCGTATGTACTCAACATCTTACTCTCTAGTTTTTCTAGTTCAGCAAGTGCATCATCGTAGAGTTGTCTTCCATTAAATTCAACTCCACCTGGCATTTTAATTCCAGTAAATTTTAGTAAATTTTGACCCCATTGTTTTTTAATCAAAGAAGTCAAGTATTCTTTTACAAATCTTTCATTATATATCTTAGTAAACGTAGTTGGGTCAAGAGCTCTATAACAATCAATTAATACGAAGTCATTTGCAGCAACTCTATTCCAATCTACGTCCAAATATAATCTATTCTGCGTTTTGTTATATCTAATTGGTTTTTGACCTTCTAATAAAAACTCCATCGTTGACAAGTATTGCATTGTCATTTCTAGATTTAGAATGTCATATGCATAAAAATTATAGAAATCATTTAAGAAAAATTGATATCTAAAACCAAACATATTATTAACATAGGTACTCGCCATCGGCAATACACCCTGAATACCTATAATATGATCAGGTACTGTTAGATATCCCCTACCC